TGTAGCCGTTGATATAGTCCTTGAATTGTTCCTTGATGTATTCCTTGGTAAGACCGAGTTCTTTGTAGCAAGCATGGGACAGATATGGTATGCTTTGCTGCTTTAACGCAAGTTTAACCAACATCTCCTTGTCGTCACCGCACATTCTCCATGCCTGCTTGTATGCTTGGCAAAGAGGCTCTGCTGAGATATTTCCCAACAGAGCATTCTTTTTGAACATCAGCATTTCATCTTTCATAATGCAAAAGTACTAATATTTTTTGTAACCACAAAACCATTTACACCATTTCAACTTTGAACGCCATGCCACTTGGATTCAAAACACCCTCAAGAATACCTTGTATGGACATCTGAACTTGGTATGACGATTGAAGTTGCAAGAGTATTTGTGATTGAACTCCCAAACTGACATCCAAGTCAAATCCAGCTACAGAATCTCTGATTTGCTCTAAAAGCGAACTATGGTAATAAACTTGCTGGCTAACGCCATTCATATACGATTCCAACGACCCTGCTGTATCTTCGGTAATTCCCTGAATGCCTTGCTGTAAAGCGGAAAGTGAGGTTTTCTTTTTGTCGTTCAATAGACCGAGTTCGCGCAGAAAAGATTCAACGTCCTTTAAATTTTCTTCAACTATAGGTTGTCCGTTTCTTAAAAGTTCTGCATAATGTAGAATATCTTCCTTTGTTGGAGTCATCGAAGAGTATAGCTCTTTTTCGGCTCCTTTTATCATTTCTTCGTGTTGTTTTATCCATTCATCGCGCGAAATTTCCTCATCACTGTTTATATCATAAAACGCACTGCCCCAACCATTTTTGACTCGCTCAAGCAAATCTTTTTCATCAGCAATCCATTCGGACAAAGTAACCCGTTCGGTTTCTAAGTGCCCATCCTTACGTTTAGAAATCTCCCTTTGTGGCATCCTTTTTTCAATGTCATTTTGTATGGCATTCCATTGCTCTTCAAACCAAGGTTCTAATATTTTTGTTGTATACATTTTCATAACCATGTTGGCAATCATGTCGTTAAAGCTAATCTTAACATCTTTCATGATGTCTTTTAACTTGTAGCTGCCGCTTCTGAATGCGTCGATTATGTTGCCCATAACATTTTCAAGCGCGTCACCAACACTTGATATGCCAAGTAGGTCGTTTACAATGGCATCGGTAGCGTCTTTAATGTCGTATTCAAGTTCTTTTATCTGCTTCTGAAGTTCTATAATACGGTCTTCGTCGCGGTCTTTGCTGTCACGGGATTTTTCAAGTGCAAGTTGTCTTTTCAGTTCTACAAGTTGAAGTTCTTTATTTGCAATAGCGGCTTTTTGAGCACCAATAGTCTCCATGCCATAGGATTGTTGTACGGCATGCTCAAGGTCTATATATGCAAGTTCAAGACGCTTTACGGCACGTTCAGAATCCTTGATTTGTTGAAGAATTTCTTTGTCTCCATTATCGAACCATGCTCCAATAGCACTTGACAGTCCGCTAATAACGCTCATAGCACCTCCAATGTAGTCACCAGAAGCTATTTGACCAATACCTTTTGCAGCAGTGTTTACACCTTGCATAGTTGTGGCAATATCGTGTAATGCTTCGGATGTTGCGTCATATTCGTTTGGATTCCCGAACATATCATAGATGTTTCCTATAGTATCAACCAAATCACCGACCTGTCCGATTGCTTCTCCTATATTTTCTATACCGCCAACCCAATCGACAATTTTGTCTTCGCCCTTTGTAAGAGACTCCTTGATTTTCTTAAATACGTTATCCGTTTTTTGTAACTCCTTGTCGGCATTTTTCAACTCCTTCCCCATTCTATCTTTGCTTATTCTCGCAATCTGACCTGTTATCGGGTCTCTTACGGAATAAGTATTGTCTGCATTAAGACCACGATTCTTGCCCTCTACGAGCATATTCTTGTAGTCTTTTGCGAGTTTGCGTGTCATGTAGGCACTGTGCTCTGCGACTTCCCCAAATACTCGTTGGTAAGTTGGTAGTAATTGCAGGATTTCTTCTTTGAGTTTATTTATCGCGTTTTGTTGGTCTTGAATCTGCAATTCAAGAAGTGCTTTTTGCTTATCGTTTGTCTCTTGTGCAAGGTTTTGGCGCAGGACTGCAAGTTTTTCCTCCTCAATAGCAATCTTGCCATTGTTGTCTGCAAGTTTATATTGTAGGTCTTGCGTTTGCTTTACAATATCCTGCGCCCACTTCTTTGCAACACCAACAGAGCCATCAAACGACTTCTTGAAATCGTCTACCTGTTCCTTGGAATATCCTACAGCCTCTCCCCATTTGTACCATTGCTCGGAGTTTGCGGTAAATATGTTAATGGATTCCGAGAGGTTAAGTTTCTTTCTAACATTCTCGAACTCTTGCTGAGCGCGCTGCATATACTCATCAATGGTTTTTGGGAATGTTGACATGTCAACGCCAAACATTTCCGTGAACATATTTCCCAATTCTGGGTTAGCGTCCAATTCGACAGCCAACTCGTACTCGTCTTTCAATTTGCCAAGCTCGTTGTTCAATCCCTTGGTAATCTTTGTCAAGTCGTACTTGTCTGCATCAACCTCCAAGGTGTTTACCTTTGTCTGCAACTCCTTAATCTCAGCAGGCTTTGCGCCACGCTTTAATAGTGTGTTGAGTTGAGACTGGAGCATATTAACCAGTTCCCTCGGATTCTCAATGCCAGCAAACTTTGATAAGTCGAGTTTCTGCAATCCGTTCTTTTGCAATACACGGTTGATTGCGTTGACAGTCTCATCCCAACCTCTTGTGGCACGCTCAACAGCATTTGCATGAGACATACCCTCCTTGGTTAAGTCCTTGTAGATAGACCTAACCTTGTCGATAGTAGATAACTCATCCTTGAGAGCCTTTGCAAGTTCTGATTCTGCTTTGCTTGCAGCCTTACGGCTTTTAGCATCAAGAGAAGAAAGGTCTGCACCAGCGGCGGCGGCTAATTTTCTTCTTTCAATATAGTCGTTATATGCTTTTGTTGTTGCGTCTTTAGAACCTGTTCCTTGCTTTTCTTTTCTACCAAGAGTTTCCCAAAGTTCTTTTGCGTCTTTTGCTTCTTGAAGCATTCGTTTTGCATAAGATGCCTCGGTATCATTTGTTTGGAAGCTGACATCAAACGTAATTCCGTTGTTCTTTGCCCAATTCTGTATGTTGCGTTGCCAAGCCTGCAAATCTTCCTCTGCCGTTTTTTTAGATTCGTCCGAAATTTCTATGGTTGTGCCAAACTTTTCGTTGGCAATTTGACGAGCAAATTCCTTTTCAAATTGATTCCAGTTATTTTGAGAAGCCTCTTCGTTGATTGCGGCAGTCAACTTCATTGTGCGCTGTTCAACAGGAATGTTATTGATGTCTATCTTTTCAGCAACACGCATCACCTGCTGCTCAAACTGATATGCCGCAATACTTGAAGAACTATAATAGCCTTGAACATCTTTTAGCATGTTTTCAAAAACAGACTTATTTTTGATACCAAGCCTGTCAAGTGCGTTTTCTTGTTGCTGTTCAAGCTCTTCGATGTTGTCTTCTGATGAACCAAAGAAAGAGATTTTTGGTGTTACTTTCTTTTGCCCTATTAATCCAAGTTCTTCGTACAGACTTATAAGGCGTTGCAAATACTCTATACGAGACTCGCCATCTTTCGGTTTGTTGTCGAGTTCTTTAAGAATCTCAATGTCGCGCTTGCTTGCCTTTCCTGCATCGACGAGTTCCTGCAATGCAACCTTGACAGCGTTTATGGATTCAGTAACGTTTGTGTATGTAGACCTTGCTTTTGAACCAAAGTCGTTCATAAGTTCGTTAAACTTAGTTCCAGCAGCAGCCTCAGAGAATGTTTGTGAGAAATATATGTACTCGTCAATGAATTGTTTCGTCTCTTTGAGTTTTTGCCTTACATTACTTTCGTTTACGTCTTCAAGTTTTATTGGTATTGTAACACCAAGTTCCGTCTCTGCAAGCTCAAGCATGTCGCGCAGTTTTGTTAGCTGTGTACCTATGTTGTCTGTCTTGATTGCGTCGGCAAATAGCGTTTCAACCTCTTTTCTTACACCGTCAAATGCAGACTTTATATCTTCAAGTTTCTGCTTTACATCGTCGCCCGAATTGTTGAATAGTATAAAATACGATGCAAGAGTAGCAATTGCTGTAAACCATGCAGTAAATGGTATGGATTTTAATGTAAGGCTAAATAGAGCAGTTGCGTCTTTTGCGCTTTTTATACCTCTTGCAAGAGAAATCCAAGAAGCAACAGCACTTCCACCGATAGATGTTTTTGTTGTCATTCCTGCAAGCATTGTTGCAACCTTGTAAGCACCTAATGCCGTTATAGCGGTTGATATGATGCGATACAATTCCCTCCAATGTTTGAACATTATAGTAAGACCTTTAAGTCCTGATGTCATTATACCTTGGTTATCCTTGCCCATATCGTTAAGCATGTTGTTCCATGCTAACGTAAGATTTGCGAGACGAACCTTTAGGGTTTCAGCCATTTTTGCTTGGAAGTCAAAGAACTTGCCGCCTTCATCCGTCATTTTGTTAATAACAGCCATAACATCGTTGTAGTCGATGGCTTTTTTCTTCATCCTGTCGTACACGTCTGCTGTGCTAACCATCTTGCCTTCGAGCTCTGAATATCGGTCTGCAAGCTGTTTTACAAGCGGAATGCCAGCGTTTGCAAACATACGAGCATCACGACTGTTTAGGTAGCCATAAGCCTTAATCTGACCAAGTGCATAAGTAAGACGCTCAACAGGAACCCCTACAGCAGATGCCATATCTGCCAAACGTCTTGTGGTGTCTACAACGTCCTTTGCGGCAATGTCGTATGCTGTAAGTTGTTTTGCTGCATTAGAAAGCTCGATAAGGGTGTATGGAGAAACCAACGCCATCTGCGACAGCTCATTGAATATTCGTGTTCCGCGAGAAGCACTGTCAAGCAAGATGCCAAGAGCTTTTTCGTTCATTTCGTACTGCGAACGTACTTCAATAAGATTCTTGACAAACTGAGTAGAAGCGCCTACGGTAAAGTAGAAAGCCAAACGATTCTTCATGTAGTTCCAAGAACGACCAAGAGCGGTGTTGTTCTTAATCATTTCCTGCGACTTGCTCATCCACTTGTCGGCATCCTTTTGGAGTTTTGTAAGAGCTTCGTCAACCTGCTTAATTTCGTTTGCCGCATTAGGCTTAGTCAAGTCAATACCTTGTCTGTATGAACGTAAGCGTTGCATTTTGTACGCAATGTCATCAAGGGTCTTTTCGTCTCCTTTCATTGCAGCTGCAAAGCTTATTGGTCGATTCATCTGCTGTTGAATCTTCTGAGTCGCACGACTAAGCCTCTGTATTTTGTCTGCTAAATCATTACCTTTTGTAGCGTTTCTTTCTTCTCTGCCAAGTCTTTTGTATTCGTCTGATAAGGTTTTTAGGATATTAGTTAGTTCCGTGTATGCACCAAGACTGCTATTGGTGTTGTTCTTTGTGCCAAGAACCGTCATACCTGTGAGTGTTCTATTGTATGCATCAATAGCAATTTTGAGTTTTTGTGCGTTTTCAATATCTCTTTTTAGCGCCTGCCCAATTGGAGATTCTTTGTCGGCTGTGCTCATATCAAAATACGCTCCGCGCATATTTGTAATGGCATCTGTAAGTTCTTTGATTCCTTTTATTGGCGTGTTTGTGTTTTCGGCAAGTTGTATTTGTGCATTTTGACGTATTTTTGTAAATGCGTCTTGTGCGGCAAGTCCTGTCTGCCGAATTGCGTCTCTCCTTTCCTGCTCTCTCTGAATATTTTGCCGTATGTAGGCATTCATCTCGTCAAGAGATTGTTTTTGCTGGTTTGTTGAGTTGCGTTGTGCTTGTTCGTTTTGTTCAAATTCTGTTTTTTGCTGTTGCAATAAAGATTTTCCACGCTTAAACTGCTCATTTAATTGTGCGAGTTCTGGATTTGCTTTTTGTAAACTATTTACGTAGTTCTGTATTGTATGACCTTGCGGAGCAAGAACGTTTGCCAAATTACCTCGCTGATTCTCAAGCGTAGTAATAATTCGCATTAGCTTTTCCGCTTCTGCGTTTGCTTGCTTTAATCCTTGCTGTCCCCACTCTATTTGAGTTTTCTTTCCACTACCGATTGCTGCATTAAAAATATCTATGTCTTGACGTACTTCACGAAGAAGATTTTTAAACAGTTCTATCTGCATATTATACGTCTCCATTATTCCCATACGACCGCCTGATACGGCTTTTTGTTGTGCAGCAGCAATTTGGTCAAAAGACGTTGCAACCTCTTGGTTCTTCTTGATTTGCTTGTCTCGTGCAGCAACATTCTTTTGAACAGCATCAGTCTCTGTGTTTTGTGCTTTTGCACGTTTTGATGCACCACCGTCAGCAGAACCGCCACTATCTATTTTAAGTTTGCCTAAAGACTTCAATTTGGCTTCCATCTCTCCAACTGCATTGTTGGTAGATTGAACCATTTTCTTCATTGCCTCGTCAACGTGAGTAACGAGAGAATCTATTGATTTTTTCAACTGGTCGTCTGAAAGACTGGCCGCAACTATCGTTGGAGAGTTATTCGCCATATATTTATAGAGTTTAAATTGTTATTTCTTTTTCTTGTTGTTCTTTCTCACTGGAATCTCGTACTCCTCGCCCTCTTTGAGTTTTGGAATGTTGAGACCACCAAGGAAATTATCAAACTTTTGTTGTGCCTCGTAAGCACTCTTGTAGTCGTTCCATGCCTTTTTGTCCGTTCCTTTGAGGTACTTAGTGTGAGTATTGTCAACCGCCATAAACTGAATCTGCGCGATACTTAGTCGGTACAGATAGTCGTCTAATCGGTATTGTGTGAAGGCTCTGAGGAAGTCTGAGGCATCCGCAATGACAGTGCTTCCATAAACTGTGATGCTGTCTCCTCCGATTTCTTCTTCCGCGTCAGAAGTGAATCCGTAAGCGTATTCACCGATTTTCTGAGTAAAAAAAAACCAGACAAGTCGATGGACTTTATAGCACCAAGTATGATTGCAGCCCATTGGTTTGTGTCAAACGTGCTGTTCATTACTTTTGCCTTCATCATGGCAACCATCTTGTCATTGCGCGACATTACATCGTTTACGTCTTCGTATGAACGTATGTCATCGGGTGTAAACCTGTGATTGCACAACACGATTGCCATTATCTCACACATAGCATCAAGGTC